GTTTCTTAGGAGTGGACATAGTTCCTCCAGAGTAGGGTTTAAACGCGCATACGGGCGCGTAGGACTGATAAATCAGGCATGGGAAGGGAAAGATACCATCCCATCCTGAAAACGGCTTAAAACGGCTTTAAAGCAATGATGTTAAAACAGCGGCACAATCGGTCAATTGTTCGCGTTTATTCAGAAAGTATTGCTTTTCATCTACTGGGCAATGGTTTGACAGCATAGTGAAAGCAACTGCACCGTCAATCAAGCATTCGATTATTTGCTGCAGATCAATAGTTGGATCAATAACAAAATTATCAGATTCATTATATTCTTGTGAAACAGTAATGCTTTCTTTAAGCTTACCCATAACAATCCCCTTTAAATTGATTCTAAGCCCCTTTAGGGCGATAAAAAAGGCTAGCCTATACCAGACTAGCCTGAATAAATTAAACGTCTTAAATTAAGCTTAAAAGCTTTCCCCTAGAATCTTCTCCCCATGTTGCTAACCAATAACGAAAGTGTAAATTACTTGGTGCATCATCAAAATCTAGTTCTTCCCAACCATCATCGCCATCACTCATTTGCTCATTAAAAACAAATAACCAATAGGTAAGCAGAGTATTTTTCCTATTAAATTCACAATCTGCTAAACCATGTTGTTCAATTTCTTGTAATAAACTCATGATAATCCCCTATGTTATAAAGAAAGTAACAGTACAAAATAAGCATACATAACCAGAAAGCATATAAAACCTGCAACTATTTCAAGTATGGTTTGCATAGTTATCCTCATTTAATGGTTTGCTTAGGTCAACAATCCAGCTTTCAGGTATAGGCTTATCCGGTCTAAAACCATTGGACGGATAACCGCCTATAGCGTTAAAAGTAATGTTGCCGATAGAAAAATCCTGATTTACTGTATGGCTAAGAAAAATGTAATAAATACCGAAATCAGTAAATAGCTTGTATTTTTTGCCTACATTTAATGGTTGCCTTGTTTTTAATGTTTTCATGGTTATCCACCCAATTCGCTAAGTAATTCTATTTTTGCTCCGCTATTTTCAAGCTTTTGAGACTCTTCACAACTTAATTCTCTGACTATAAATTTATAGTTATTCGGCATTGTTACTAAATGTGAAAACCCGTATTCGTAAAAATTAAATTCATCACAGATTGCTTTGTCTGCTTTTGACATTTCGAGTAGCCACATAATTAACCCCTTAAAATATTGATTTTAGTTTTCTGGAAACCTTTTGTTGCTGCTATGCTTTTCGCTAGAACAATCAATCCGTTTAAATCTTTTCCAACAAAGGTATTGAGTTTTTTTTCGTAGTACTTAACTTCAACGCAAAACCCGTTAGCCTGAAACATTTCATATGCTTCAATAGTTGCCGTTTTAATTTTTGACATTGTTTAATCCCCTAAAGTGTAGGAAAGCAGGGAAGTCAATCCCTGCCATTGTTTATGCTGCTAGTAATTCATCCTCTATTAGTTCCTGCTTATCCGTACCGCAATTAAGCAGAAAGTCACTTGCTTGCTGTGCTAATGCACTGGCTTTAAATATTGCTCTGCTGTCTGCTTTCAAGCATTTCAACCATGATTCGATATAGCCAGCGTGACGTAAATCGCCTTTGATACCATGTTGCTGGCAAAGAAATGCTGCACCTAGTTCTGCTACTAGTTCTTCAAAAGCATAGTCAGCATTACCGAACCGGCCCTTTGATAAATCCCTATCGCAGCGTGTTTTTTCGCTAGTCCAGTGCGTTAATTCGTGAAAGAAAGTAGCGTAATAATGCTCTGCACTCTGGAATGTATTTAGTGCTGGCATACGAATAGAATCAATTGAAGGTATGTAGCAAGCTGTATCGCCGCCGATTGTGTATTTTGCTTGGGTAGCAATGATTCTCTGTTCGCAAGCGTCTATCTTTTGATTGTCACTAATTGGAGTATCTTCGCTTGCTATTATGTCAATGCCTTCAACCTGTTCGACGTTAAAGACACAATACGCACGAGCAAATTGATAAAACTTATCTTCACCGGCTTTCTCTGCTTTCTTGTCTTTTGCTTGTGAGAAAAAGATAATCTTTGCTGCTTTCTCACCTTTACGTACATTGCCGCCTAAATTAGCCCACTGGTCATACGTAGCCCATGCCGGATTAGAGTAGCCTTTGATGCCGCTAATCATTGCCAGTAGCAAGCGATTGATACCTCTGTAAGCTTTACCACTTACTACGTTTTTATCTGCACTAGCAGGAGCATTCCAAGGTTTAACCCAAGGCGTAGCCCCTTTTTCTAGTTCGCTGATAATCGAATCGGTTATTTCCTGATAGATAGTCGTCATGTCGAATCCCCTATTTAATGTCTATACTGTAATTGGGGACAGAGCGAATGAGGCGCTCTCCCATCTTCCATAGCAAATATACAACAAGGGTATAGGGGTTGACGTCATCCTACCAGCTAGTCACTGGCTACTGGCTTAAACACTACGTTATCGCTAGTCAAAAGGGAAAAGGGATTGCGCTTTTCCATTGTCATTGTTGCAGTTGTCTTTCTGGCTATGTCGATGGGTTTTGATCTTGATTGTTGCGTGCCCTATCCCGTTCTCCCCCCAAAGAAATTTACTGTTTTTCTGATGATCTGGTAATCTGTGGTTGAATCTTTCTTGATTCTCCTTCTGTGTTGACTGCGTCTATCTCTCGCTTGGCGCAGTTGTTTTGCCCCGGTTAATCGCCGGGGTTTTTTTTCGTCTGTAAGTAATATATGATTATGGTTAGGAGGTATTGATATGGATAGAGGTGAGGATATGGGAGTTATTATTGATGATGCTGTACCTATGCCGGGTGCTAGGGTGGTTAGGCGGTATCCGTATGCGGATATGGGTGTAGGGCAGAGCTTTTATGTAGAAGGTGTGCAGATGCAAGTGGTTCTAAATGGTAATTGGAGGGCGGGTAAGAAGTTAGGTAGGAAGTTTATTGCTCGCCGTGAGGGTGATGGCATACGTGTATGGAGGTCGGAATGAGTCAGGTAATCGCGTTGCATGAAGACTATGTGGATATGGAGGCCCAAGACTATTGGGAGCAGGTTCACCGTATGAACCATGCTGAGCTGGTGATGGAGTTGCGGCGGCAGCAAGCCCGTTCTGCGGGATTGTTAGCTGAGTGTTTGTCTGAGTTATCGAGAATGAAGAAGGTGTTAAATGGAGAACTGTACGGAGCAGAACTCTACGCGGGATAAGTATAAGGAGGAGTTATTGCTATCTAGGCGCATCTTGAAAAACGAGATGAACAGAGCAATAAAGGCTATAAAACCTGCTGAGAAGATAGAGTTAGTGCGGGTGTGGAAAGAAGTGTACAGACCAGAGATAGTGGACGAGCTTCTGCGTGTAGCGAAAGACAAGGAAGCAAGGCTTCGTATTGCCAACTGGAATCTTGATAACTTTGACGGGGAAAGAATAAAGAAATGAGTCATCCTGCACAGATGCAGTTTGTTGCAAGCTTGAGAGAGAAGTTTCCTGATTACTTTATACGCAAGAGCGTGTTGGAGATTGGCAGCCTAAACATTAACGGCTCTATACGAGAGTTTTTCCAGCAGTGCGTGTATGTCGGTGTAGATATTGGGCCGGGTAAAGATGTGGACTTAGTAGCCAGAGGCGAGAACCTTGTTTGCGAAGATGGTAGCTTTGATGTGGTTGCAAGCTGCGAGTGTTTTGAACACAACCCTGAATGGGTAGCCACGTTTTCCAACATGGTCAGAATGTCCTCAGGGCTGGTTTTCTTCTCCTGCGCTACAACCGGAAGGGCAGAACATGGAACACCCCGTACAAGCCCGTATGACGCGCCCTACTGCGGCGAATACTACAAGAACCTAACTGAAGACGATGTTCGCTCTGCTTGCGATCTGAGCGCGTTTAAAGAGTATGAGTTCAGCGTAGATAACCAAGCGCATGATCTGTATTTTTGGGGGATTAAATGAATTATAAAAATATTAAACACTACGACAACATTACTGTTGTTGCTATCTACGGCAACAATGAAGGAATGAAGGCGTTACCTGCCTTACGCAAAACGGCTGCTTGCTTGCCGGGATCAAAACAACTGTTAATTACTAACAGGCATATTAGCTGTGACGTTCCGCAGAAGATCACTGCGCCTATAGATTATTTTGGGTACAGTAATTTTTGTATGTTTAGCTTATGGAACTATATAGACACAGACTATGCCTTAATTGTTCAGCATGATGGTTGGGCGTTAAATGCTGACAACTGGAAAGATAAATGGCTAGAGTATGACTATATAGGTGGACTGACACACGCTGGACTTGTCAACAATACGTTTATTACTAACTACCAGTGGGTAGGAACACCAAACGTCACTGTTGTACAAAACGGTGGGTTTAGTCTTCGCAGTAAAAAGTTTATGTCTGCGTTGGTTAAGAATGGAATCATGCCATCCAGATATGACGATTACAAACTTAACAATGAAGACATACAGCTAACAGCGTTTATGCGACCTGCGCTGGAATCAGTAGGTATTAAGTTTGCGCCAGATGATGAAGCTAAGTTGTTTTCGTTTGAACATTTGTACGACAAGATACATGACTTAGATAACGTAGATAAGATTTTTGGTCATCACAGCAGATTTAGAACACTAATAGATGATAAGACAATGTTATGGCATTTAAGCAAAGAACAGACAAATGCTATGCTTTTTGAAAACACAGCGTATGACTTATTCTCAAAACACTATAACTATAAAATAATTCAATGATATGAATTTCAATCTTAACCAGTTCTATAAGTTTTGTTCTAAGTTGCAAATTGAAACAAAAGAACAAGGCTTACGTAACCTAGATAATTTATTAGGTACGCAAACTTACGTAATGGATGAAATAGCACAAGGCTTAAAAGATAACATTCACTTCTTTGTTATTTTGAAAGGCCGACAGCTTGGCATTACCACTATTTCTCTAGCCCTCGACCTCTACTGGCACTATATAAACAATGGACTTAATGGAACACTGGTCACTGATACTGAAGAAAACCGGGATATGTTCAAAGGAACACTCACGGCCTATATGGATGGTTTACCAAAAGAGTACAAGATACCCATACTCTCACACAATAGAAACTCGCTTGCGCTCAAAAACAGAAGTCGAATCTTTTATCAAGTCGCAGGGCTTAGAGCGAAAGGAAGTCTTGGTCGTGGCAAGGGTATTACATTCCTTCACGGAACAGAAACTTCGTCGTGGGGTGATGAAGAAGGCTTAGCCTCACTGCTGGCATCCCTTGCTGAAACCAACGAGAAGCGTCTGTATATCTTTGAGTCCACAGCGCGTGGATTTAATATGTTCCACGATATGTACGTCACTGCCAAACGTGCGCGTTCTCAACACGCTATCTTCTGTGGTTGGTGGCGTAACCAACTCTACTCTGTACCCGGCGACTCTAATCTCTACAAAGTGTATTGGGATGGCAAGCTAACGTCAGAAGAAAAGGAATGGACGCGAGATATTAAGAAACTCTACAACGTAGAGATAAAGTGTATTGGGATGGCAAGCTAACGTCAGAAGAAAAGGAATGGACGCGAGATATTAAGAAACTCTACAACGTAGAGATTAACAGCCGACAAATGGCATGGTGGCGTTGGAAGCTATACGAAGGCATCAAAGATGATGCGCTGATGTATCAAGAGTTTCCGCCTACGGAAGACTATGCCTTCATCATGACAGGTACAAGCTTCTTCTCTAACGCCCGTTGTACGGACGCTATGAAGGTGGCTAAGCAGATTAAGTGTGACCACTACCGCTACAGCATGGGTGCAAACTTTATAGATACAGAAGTTTTAAAATCTACAGACAGGATGGCAACCCTAAATATATGGGAGGAACCCATTGATACAGCTTTTTATGTCATTGGTGCTGATCCTGCCTATGGCAGTTCTGATTGGGCTGATCGCTTTTGCATACAAGTGTTCCGTTGCTATGCTGATGGCATGGAGCAAGTTGCAGAGTTTGCTACACCAGAGATGAATACCTACCAGTTTGCGTGGGTGATTGCCCATCTAGCTGGCGCATACAAAAACTCAACACTAAACTTGGAAGTAAATGGCCCCGGTCAGGCAGTCATTAACGAGCTACGTAACCTAAAGCGACAAGCAGCAGCGTTGGGTGGCAAAACCGGACATCAACTGATGGACGTATTGGGTTCGATGAGCAATTACATCTGGCGGCGTAACGACACGATGGGCGGCTTGTCTAACTCTATCGGATGGTTGACTACCGCTGCCAGCAAAGAGCGAATGCTGTCTTACATGAAAGATTACTTTGAGCGCGGCATGATGACGATTACTTCTACAGAACTGATAGATGAGATGAAAACCATCGTGCGTGACGGTGGTTCTATTCTTGCGTCAGGTAGAAATAAGGATGATCGTGTCATGGCAACTGCTTTGGCTTGCGCTGCGTATGCAGAACAGCTCCAGCCTCGCTTGATTGCTCAGAAAATTACAAGGAATGTAAGCAGAACTCAGGAAGACAGCACACCAGAACAGATTGTTGTGGGAAGAACCGTGTCTGACTACCTTAAAAGGATAGGAGTGTACGGCTCTAATTAAAATGATATAATCGCTTTCAGGAGGGTTACTTATGGACACTGAAAAGCGAAAAGAGCAAAAACGTATTGCTGCAAAAATTTATCGTGAAAAACATCCTGATCTTGTAAAGCAAAGGAATAAAGAACAATACGAAAAAAATAAAGAAACAAGGATTAGTTATTCAAAAGAATATTACTTAAAAAATATTGAAAAAATAAAAGATAAAGATAAACAAAGATATGAAGTAACTAAAGAATTACAAAACAAACGCTATAAAGATTTTAGAAAAAACAACCCTGATTACGTTCGAGAGCAAGATAAAAAATATTGGTTAAAAAAGAAATATGGTTTAACCGTAGAACAGTTTGCTGAAATGTGGGTATTTCAAAATGGTAAATGCGCTAACACAAGATGCTCAACACTATTATTTCGAGGAAAAGGTGGTTTTGGTGTAGATCATTGTCATTCAACAGGAAAAGTTAGAGGTTTACTTTGCATGAAATGCAATATTTCTTTAGGCAACTTGGAAGACAGTATTCCTAAACTAATTGGTTTAATTTTTTATTTAAAAAATTATGGACAGCAATGACGATTACATCATTCCCAAAGAGGAATTAAAGCAAATAATGAGGCGATTTCGCGCAGACAAGAAGCGTGGAATACCTATGCGATTGTTTTACGAGTTATCCGGGGTAGATAAGGCAAGAATGGACGATATGTTCTTCTATGACCGAACTCACATGACGGAATTAGTGCAAAGACGCGTTTCTAAGGCGTATTTAGCGTGGAAAAATGGAGAAGTAGCCGTAATGATCCGGTTTGGACAGAAATGGCTGGAGTGGAGAAAGAAACCCAAGCCAGTAATTGTGCGCGGGTATGGTTTGCAGGTGGAAAATGGTGGAATTAAGCTCAAATTAGGGCTTAAAAACAGGTTAGATTACTCAGATTATCGTTTAGATGAGCAAATTAAGGGGAGATAGATATGAGCGTTATGCACGACTATAAATGTGATTTACATGGGTTTTTTGAGGCTTGGGAGCCTATTTGCCCTGACGGATGCACTGAAAACGTCCAAATGGTGTTCTTGCAGCCAGTAGGAACCAAGTCTGATACCACAAAACACAATGACAAGACACTAAACCAGCTTGCACTCGACTTTAATATGACAAATATCAAGTCGGCAAGAGAAGGTGACAGTCAGGCTGGCTACTATTCACGCAATAACAAGCCAAACCCGAAGGGTGTACCAGAACCTCCACGCGAACCACGCGCAGGAGATGCTGCTATTTGGGGTGGAGCTGGTGGTAAACTTGAGATGAGCAACTTATTAAGAGGAAATATGTTCCCTTCTGTTGCTGGTGAGCAAGTCGGCATCATGCCAAAGCAAGTTGGGAACTTGACACCGCCCCGTCCAGCGAGTTATATGCAAGACCAAGACAATTTATCATTGGATAAAAAATGAGAATTCCGTCAGAGCCTCTACAAAGAGAGCAGTTCTATCTTGATCTCATAGGGAAATGTTTAATCTCAAGAGAGGAGCGCAAAGCCGACTACGCTGCGCTGCGTTCTTACTTTCTTTTTGGTTCTGCTCCCGAAGATGCGCCAGCAATTTTTAATAAAATTTATCCGCACATAGATCAACTAAGCAGTTTTTTATATTCTGCTGAGACAACACGTTTCTCAATTGATTTAGGTGCGGCTGTGCAAGTTGGCGAACAAAGAAAAATTCGTTCAATGCAACGGCTTCTTAATGATGATTGGCTGCGCTCAAATACTGACCAAGTTTGCTCTAACGCTTTGCTATGGTCGCTGTGCTACAACACCTCATATACCAAGTTAATCATTGGCCCCGGTGGAAGTCTGAATCCTTACATGGTCGATCCGGGTGCGATAGGTGTACTGCGCGAAGACACGCCATATACAGACAGACAAGAAGCATTAGTCCATACGTACTACATTACAAAGTCTGACTTGTATTCCAGACTGTACGCTCACCCTAAACGCGACAGCATTTTAAAGCGCGTAACTACGTCATTCCACGAACAGTCTAGCGATGTTCCCGAAGGTATTGACCGGATCATCATGAATCAATCTGATCCAACAATGATGGGTAACGTCAACTTAGACTTGTCTGGCATGAATCGTTACAAAGCTAGGGTTGCTGAAGACACAGTTGAGATGCACGAACTATGGGCATTTAATGACGAAATTGGTGACTACCAGTGCGTCACTATTGCTGATCCAGACGTTATCATTTATGACCGTCCGGGCGAAAAGATGTTCTTAAAAGGTGAGTTACCTTTTGTTCAGTTTTGCCCTAATCCTCAGTACGATTATTATTGGGGTCAGAGTGAAGTTCAGCGATTAGTGTTTTTGCAAGAGTTGCGTAACAAACGTATGAGTGAGATTCTTGATTTGCTGTCTAAACAAGTATCTCCACCTACCGCATTGATGGGTTTTAACGGTATTTTGGATGAAAAGAACTTTGCGCTTAATCGTGCTGGCGGTTTGCTTGCTAGTGATATGCCAAGTGCAAAGGTCGAGCGTCTTGCGCCTAACATTCCAAACGATCTATTTGAAGTCATCAGAGAAGTGGACTCAATGTTTGCAGAGGCAAGCGGTATTACTCCCGTGTTGGCTGGTCGCGGTGAAGCAGGAGTTCGATCTAAGTCTCATGCAGAATCGTTATCAAGACTTGGCAGCTCAAGAGCAAAGAAACGCGCATTGATTATTGAAGACGCACTTGAGAAAGTGGCAACGCTTTACCTAAAGTGCATTCAAAAATATCAACCAATCATGCTAAAAGACGATGATGGTAACGATTTTATTCCAGAGCAATTTACTGATGATTACATTGTAAAAGTTGATGCTCATAGCAATAGCCCAATCTTTACTGAAGACTTGAGAAACCTAGCGTTTAGCTTGCATCAAGCCGGAGCAAT